ATGAACAAAGCTCAGTGTACTGAAGACTTTTTTCTAAGACAGCAATTACAAGTAGTACCTTCTCAATATGCAGTATTACGTTGTCTTAGAGAAATGGGATATGAAGTTGAGCAAAGAGAAGTAGCATTAGGCGAAGATATTTCACACTATGATGAAGTAATCTTTTATATGCATAGTCCACAATCTTTCTGTCAAAATTTATATTCTGGATGTTACGCACTATCTCAAAGACCAGATGCTATTCTTGCATTTGACGATTGGCAGGTTGATCAGATCTATGGTGGTATTCAAGGATTTCGTGGAAACCTTGATGAACCAGAAGACAAAGCATTTAGACAATATCTTTTAGATCTTCAATGTACACAATATGATATTAACACTCTGAAAAAATACAAAGACAATTTTGTAGCAGCATGTGATATTATGCTAAATAAAGAAAACAGATTGTTAATTTCTGCATTTGATCTTGGTGATTTAAGTTTGCTCAATCTCGGTTGGAATCCTGATAAAATATATCGTTTCAATCCTAACCCTTATCACTATAATCGTACTCCAGATAATGATTTTCTTTCTGGTGTATCAACACTTTTTGGTGGTGGAGTAGAAGTAAAAGATAAAAAATTAGAATGGAACTTTGCTTCGTTAGTACAAAAGAAAACTCGAAAATGGTTGAAACTTCAAAACATTCAAGAGTGGCCAATGAATATCTATGGTGCAAAGCGCGGTGAAGAAAAATCAGAAAGACTTACTGAAGACCAAATGTGTAAAGTATATGCAGAACAATGGGGATGTTTAATGCCTGGATATTTCCACTCAGGATCTGGTTGGTGGAGAGCAAGGCCTTTACAGGTTGCTGATGCAGGAAGTATTCTTATTGGTGATCCTAAAGAATTATTTGTTTACTATCAGGATGAATACTTATCTACACGTATTGCTGAAGATATTGAAGCTATGAATGTGAAACAATTACAAGAATTTGCTCAAGGTCAACGCGATGCACTATATAAGCATCATCCTCTAGATAAAGAAAAAACAAGAAGTGAATTTGAAATAGTATTAAACGCATGAAAAATTATTTAGTAGTTGGCGCAGGATTTGCGGGTGCAGTTCACGCAAGAGAACTTGCAAATGCTGGTCATAAAGTACATGTTATTGATTTAAGAAATCATATTGCAGGTAATGCTTATGATTATACTGATGAAAATGGTATTCGTGTACACAAATATGGTCCACACTTATTTCATACAGATAATGAAAAAGTTGTAAACTGGTTAATGCAATATGGTGAATGGGTAGAATATAAGCATAAAGTAAAAGCCTTATTAAATGATGGACAATATGTTACTTTACCTGTAAATAAAGAAACTAAAGAAATTGTTGGTGAAGAAAATGTGCTTGATATTTTCTTTAGACCTTATACAAGAAAAATGTGGGGTAAAGAGCTCGATGAATTAAATCCTGGTATTATTGCAAGAGTACCTATTCGTGATGATCTAAACGAATACTATTTTCCGAAAGATAAATATCAGTATATGCCAAAAGATGGCTATACAAAACTTTTTGAAAATATTTTAAATCATGAGAATATAACAGTGCAACTTTCAACAGAGTTTAACAAGAGTATGGAAGATGAATACGATCACGTATTTAATTCTATGCCAATTGATGTATATTATGATTATTGCTTTGGAGAATTACCTTACAGATCACTCAAGTTTCATACAATGAGTATTCCACAAACAAGAGTGCTTCCTACCGCAACAGTCAATTTTACACACGATGGACCATATACTCGAGTAACAGAATGGAAAAACATTCCAGAACATGGTAAAAACGACTTAACCACTACAGTAACTTATGAGGAACCATGTGATTATAAAGACAATAACATGGAAAGATATTATCCCATAAATGATGTAGATGGTATTAATCGTGAAAGATACAAGCAATATCGAGATATCGAAAACTCTAAAGTCACTTTTATAGGAAGATGCGGAATGTATGTCTATTTAGATATGCACCAAGTCATAAATTCATCATTAGTATCAGTGAGTAAATTTTTAAATGATTAAACACGCTTCTATCGTACCACTTATAGGTGGTGAAACTATTGGATCAGTCAATGCGTTTGGTGAAAAACCAACCTATATGATGTCATACGAGGCCTTCAAGGACAACGATTCTCATATCCTTAATTACTATAGCGACGTTCCTTACTATGTCCTAGACAAAGGAGAGAAACCTACAGAGAGTGTTGATGTAATATCTTCTGTATGTCCTTGTGCTGGATTAAGTATGCTTTCTCAAGGATTTGGAGATCATAATCCAAATAATAAATGGCTTATCGAAACAGCAAAATATGTTCTTGGTGAAATTAAACCAAAAGTATTTTGGGGTGAAAACGCTCCAGGTTTTGCTGGTAAGATTGGTGAAAATATACGAAATGAAATGAGACGAATTGGTCTTGAACAAGGTTATACAATGACTGTTTATAGAACTAAATCGTTATTACATGGTTCATCTCAAGTAAGAGAACGTTCATTCTATTTCTTTTGGCGCGGCGAAAAAACTCCATTACTTTCATATTATAATAAAGAACGACCAGCTATTGAAGATGTTATAAGAAGCGCAGGAGGTTCTAACTTCCAAACTGAATGTATTAATCCAAAAATTCCATCTCAAGATGATTTATATTACAAATATATTTTAGAACATATTCATGGTGGAATTACTCATAAAGAATTTTCTGATATGGTAGAACCTCAAAGTGCAAGAGGTCAATGCGTATATGCATACATAGAAAGATACGGGCATGACTATGCTCAAGTCGGCGAATGGATGGAAAAACATGGATATGAAAAAGAAGTTGAGAAATGTAAATACAGATATGAGAAGCTCAAAGCTGGTGGAAACATTATGCGAAGAGGTACCATTGTTCCTAAAGACTTTATCGGTGCTTTTGTTGGGCATTATCCTGTCAAACTTACTCATCCTGACGATGATCGTTATATTAATTACAGAGAAGCTATGGCAATCATGGGTTTACCTTTGGACTTCGAGTTACTCAATCCGAAAAAATCTTTCAACCATATTTGTCAAAATGTTCCCGTTCAAACGGCAACAGACATGGCGACAGAAGTAAAAAAATATTTAAATAATGAGCTACAAATGGTTGACACAGACTACGTAATGCAGTATAATAATACTCAAACCGCAGACTATATTGAAAAGCATGATACACTTGAGGCATTCCTATGAAACATTTAATATTTGATTTTGAAACTATGGGCACTGAACCTATGGATTGTGCTGTAGTTGATGTTTCTGCTTTCGTATTTGATTTTGATAGATTTGAAAAGCGACCTTATACTGTTAAAGATATTAATGCAGTTCGAAGATGGAAACTTTCAGTAAAAGATCAAGTAGAAAATTATGGTTATAAAGTAGAAAATTCTGTTATTGAATTTTGGCAATCACAAGATAAAGAAGTACGTGATAGAGTTAAACCTTTAAAAACTGATTTAACTGTAAAAGAATTTGTAGATGACTTTCATAATTTTATTATCGATTCAAATGTTAAATATTGGTGGACAAGATCAAATGCTTTTGATCCAGTCATTATGACACGTCTTTTTGATTCTCAAGGAAAAAAACAACATTTCTATGAATATTGTAAATACTATCTCGTGCGTGACACCCGCACGTGGATTGACGCAAAATTAAATCTTCCAGAAAGAAATGATTTCGTATTACCAGAATGGGAAGAAGCATTTAAAAAGCATGATAGTTCATGGGATATTCTTATCGATACTCTCAGATTACAACTATTACACAGAACAGAATTTGATTTAGATTAAGGATATATTATGGAACTTAAAATACCCGTTACTGATCTCAAAAACTATAAACTGTTTGTTGGTGCACCAATGTATGGTGGACAATGTTCAGGTTTATTTACAAAATCAACTAATGATTTGAGTATGTTATGTACTAAATATGAAATACCAATGAGATATTATTTCTTATTTAATGAAAGTTTAGTACAAAGAGCTCGTAACTATATTGCAGATGAATTTATGAGATCTGATTGTACTCACTTATTGTTTATTGATAGTGATATTGGGTTTAATCCTAGAGATGCGTTAGCACTTTTAGGTATTCAAACTTCTGATCCAGAAAAATATGATATTGTAACTGGTCCTTATCCTAAGAAAACAATTGCTTGGGAAAAAATTGCAAAGGCTGCAGAACTTGGATTCGCAAATGAAAATCCTTTTAACCTTGAGCAATTTACTTCTGACTTTGTTTTTAATCCTGTAAAAGGAACTAAAGAATTTAAAGTAAGTGAACCTGTTGAAGTATCAGAAGCAGGAACTGGATTTATGCTTATTCCAAGAGAAGCTCTTGAAAAATTTAGAGATAATTATCCAGAACTATCATACAAACCAGACCATGCGCGTACTGAAAACTTTGATGGATCGCGAAATATTACAGCATTCTTTGATTGTATTATTGATCCTGAAACGAATAGGTACTTATCTGAAGACTATTTCTTTTGTAAGAAATCAAGAGAAATGGGACTTTCAGTATGGATGTGTCCTTGGATGCAAATCAATCATGTTGGTACATATATCTTTAAAGGTAATATGGCAGCATTAGGACAACTTGGTGTTACTGCAACAGCCAATGCTTCTTCTAATAAGAAAACATATACAAAAGGCAAATAAACAGTTGACATTTAACCTCACTTGGTATATAATATACCAGTATTTTAATATCGGAGAATCTATATAATGAAATTTTCTAACGAAACCTTGACGGTCTTGAAAAGCTTTAGCTCTATTAACAAATCTATTTTGTTTAAAGAAGGTAATGTTTTAAAGACTATCACTCCAGAAAAGACTCTAATTGCAATTGCAGATATTCCAGATGAAATTCCATCTGATGCATGTGTATACGATCTTTCAAGATTTCTTTCAATTTTGAGTCTTTATAATGATCCCGACGTTGAATTCGAAGATAAATACTTTATTATCTCTGAAGGTAAACGTCGTACTAAGTACGTCTACGCCGATATCTCCATGATACACACTCCTCCAGAGAAGGAAATTACTCTTCCTTCCGAAGATGTTGTTGTGAATGTATCACAAGGAGATTTGTCTTCTGTATTGAAGGCAGCAGGGGTACTACAATTTTCGGAAATTGCTTTTGTAGGCGAAAGCGGCAAAGTATTTCTGAAAGCTATCGACAGTTCGAATGAAAACGCAGATGACTTTGGCGTTGAAATCGGTGAAACTGACGATACCTTCAAGTTTATTATTAAAACTGATAACTTGAAGCTCTTACCGCTAGATTATGAGGTTACTCTTTGCGCAAAAGGTATCTCACAATTCAGGGGCAAAGGTGTCACATATTTTGTGGCAATTGATTCAAAGTCAACTTATAATTAAAAAAGGTGATTCATATGAATGAAACAGTAAATGGTAACTTTGGCCAACCTCAAGGCCAAGAGCAGAAGGTCGTGATTAATCTCAACGATCTTAGCACCGTTCTACAATTGATTGACATTGTCTCTCAACGTGGCGGGTTCCAAGGAAATGAGTTAGCCGGTGTTGGAATGCTTAGAAATAAAATCGAAGCTTTTCTACGTCAGAATGCTCCACAGCAAGATCCTAGTGTAGGTGAAAAAGATGTGGATGTAGATGTGCCAGCTCAAGGTCCTTTGGCTGACAAGGTAGTCGATTAATAAGATTACCAACCTTTCTCGAGATAGGGGGATAGTCAATGACTTCCCCCGCCTTTCGATTTTTTTATATTATGTAACAGGTGATCTATGATTGAAGCAAAAAACAATGAAGTACTCTGGGTCGAGAAATATCGTCCTCAAAAAGTTGACGACACAATTCTTCCAGAGCAACTCAAAACAACTTTCCGTAAATTCGTATCAGACGGAAACGTTCCAAACTTATTATTAACAGGTGGACCAGGTGTAGGTAAAACTACAATCGCAAAAGCCATGCTCGAAGAACTTGGTTGTGATTATATTATTAAAAATGGTTCACTTAATGTTAACATCGATTCTATTCGATATGATATTTCTACTTTCGCTTCTGCTGTATCTCTCACAGGTACAGGTCGAAAGTATGTCATTTTTGACGAAGCAGATTATTTGAACGCAGCAAACGTTCAACCTGCTCTTCGTAATTTCATCGAAGAATATTCAGCCAATTGCGGCTTTATCTTTACTTGTAATTTTAAGAATAGAATCATTTCTCCACTTCGATCTCGTCTTTCTGAAGTGGACTTTACTATTGAACAATCTCAAAGACCTGCGCTTGCAATGCAGTTCTTTAAAAGAGTAACAGCTATTCTCGATCAAGAAAATGTTCCTTATGACAAAAGTGTCGTAGCAAAAGTAATTGAAAAACATTTTCCTGATTTTCGAAGAGTATTAACAGAACTACAATCCTATGCAGCATCAGGAAGAATTGACGAAGGTATATTCGTTAATCTTAAACAAGAAGCACTTGACGAACTTTTTGGTTTCCTTAAAGCTAAAAACTTTACTGAAATGCGCAAATGGGTTGCAAAAAATTCAGACCAGGATATGAACGAAATGTTTCGTCGTATCTATGATATGGCTTCATCTAAAGTCGAATTCCGTACACAACCAGGTTTCATAGTTACACTTGCTGACTATATGTACAAAGCAAACTTTGTAGCAGATCAAGAAATTAATATGGTTGCATTCTTAACTGAGGTAATGATGGAATCGGAGTTTGTCTGATGGTAAGCATATTAAGTAATGGTAAAAAGTGTTTCAATTGCGCTAAACGTATGCGAGGAGGTGAAGAATATACGATTAAGCTTGACACACTTGAAGGTAGACATGAAGTGCTTATGTGCGAAGAATGCGCAAAAGACTTTAATGACATAATGATTCAATTAGAGGACGTAATTAATGAAAGAGATAAGTCCGTTTGATTTTATGAATGCGGCTTCTTTTAGTAAAGAAGATCTCATTCGAAATAGTGATAATCCAGAAATTACAGAAAAAACATATAACGCATATATCGTCAACAGAGGCTTCGCAAATTTCGAAGATACTATATTACATGCTAATGAAATGAATCAACGTCATGAATTATTCCTTGGTGCTCAATTCGACTATTATAG